AGTCGCTGTATTAATACTGGTTGTGACAATGATATACCAGCTTATCCTAATGACTTTGAGCAAAGGACTAAACCCGAGCCAAAGACAAAAGGAGAATGGTTCATTATGGTTGCAAAATTCTTTTCAAATAATGATGATGAGAATATTGGTAAATCAGACAAGACACCGAAAGATAGAAAGTTTGAAACTTATCAATGGGCAGAGTTATTTCCAGATGGCAACATAGGTGATGTTTTGGAATCGTTTAACTTAAACAGAGAATTAAGTTTTACAGAGCAATGTATTGCTATTTCAGAAATACCTAAGTCAAAAAGTATTGGTGGTGACATTCTTTAAATTGGGGGATTTGAGAATGTTATAATGGGTATGTCGGCTTCCCTAGAAGTGGAAACACTTCAAGCTGACTGCCCTCCCATCAACAGCTTTGCCTTATGGCAGAGCTGTATTTTTTTTTGTAAAAAATTTGAAAATAAACTTGCATTTTTAAACAACGTCACTTAAGTTAAGAGTATGCAGATAGAAAGGGAGTTAGTTCTCCTTTCTGTTGAAGTTAGTACGTATATATAAGTAAGTTCTAGCTCCCTTTGTGTCTGTATACACAGGATGAAATAGAGTATGAAACAATTAAATAAAGCTAATCGGCTGTCTTAAAGTAGGAGCCATAAAACGGAAAGCTTGGATACTTCGGGTGGGTAGCCCAAAAAGGCCAAGTAAGTACTAATTAAAAATCCTAGAATAAGGGCAGAATCGCTGGCTATTCAACAAAACAGCATAAGAACCATTTCGGTGTGTCATCGGTGGGGAAAGTAAGTTATAGAAACTGACTTTGCGTTGTTGATGTGTCGTCTGTCTAAATCGAAATGCTAGGGGGGTGGCAGCTTAAAATTGTAGCGTTGCATTGGGAGCAATTGGTAAAAAAGTCTTCGGACTCGACCCTTGTAAGTCACTAAAAGCATTTAATTGTTTTAAATTTGGATAGGCTCAGTAGCAATACTGAGCCATCCATTTAAAGAATTTAACTATAGAAAGGGCAGAAATGTCAAAAAATACAGATACAGAATATCAAAAGCATCAAGCAGAACATCCTTGGTTGTACAAATGTGCAGTAAAAAGCTGTGGATGGGAAAAATCAGAACCAAATAACGAGGGTGCGTTAGACGTACAATTGTTTGGTGGTTATGGTGACTTCATCGACCCATACGATGAAGATTCTCCTTATTTCACACTTTGTCATAAGCACGCTCACAAGTTTGCTAATTGGTTAAATAATCCAGAAATATTACACCCTACTAATGGTCATTCGCACAATGGTGCAGAAAATGGCTTTTGGTATGGCCATATTGGCTGGGACCAAAAAACTTGGTTATCACACCTACTTACGTTTACTTGGTGGTTATTTAGACATCGTAGTTTAAGTAAAGCTTGGTATGCTTTTAAAAGTTCTATAAAAGGTCATATCACTTGGACTCGTAAAGATATTAACGATTCAAGTACGCCAATTGTTTGGAAAGATTTCTTTTTTAAACTTTTCTTTTTAAGCAATGTGTACGCTGGAACTGTTAACAGGTGGAAACGTACCTTTAAAACAAAACAATTTAATAAAGCTAAAGCAATATATCGCAGTCAAACTTCGCTCTATAACGAAGTATGGCAAAAAGCAATACAAGGCGAATTGTCAGATTCGGAAAAAAACTTGCTCATAGATATTGGTGCAGCACTAAAACAGCAAGAAGAGGAATAATCCTCTAAAAGCTGTTTATAATAAGCTTGTGCCAAAAGATATCTTAGAAAGTACAAAGCAAACTAAGCAAAAAGTTTACAATATAACTTTTCCGCCACTTCACGATGCTCAAAAAGAAGTCCACGATTCAGATGCTCGTTGGAAAATTCTTTGTGCAGGCCGAAGATTTGGTAAATCCAGACTCGGAGTGCAAATGTGTATGGAAGTGGCACTTGCTGGTGGTCGTGCTTGGTGGGTTGCGCCTACATTTGCTATTTCTAGGGTAGGTTGGAGAGACATTCAAGCTGCCGCTGCATCATTTCCCGAAGAAATGGGTGTAAATATAAAAGTTGGCGATATGCAAGTAGATTTTAACAATGGTGGCTTTATTGGCGTTCGTTCTGCAGATAATCCTCAAAGATTAAGAGGTGAGGGTCTTGATTTCCTAGTTATGGACGAGGCCGCATTCGTAAAAGAAGAAACTTGGACAGAAGTTCTTAGACCGACTCTTACAGAAAGAAAAGGTTCTGCTCTCTTTATCAGTACCCCAAAAGGAATGGATAACTGGTTTTATAGATTATTTGAAAGAGCAGAAACAGCAGATGATTGGCAAAGGTTTCAATTTCCATCTACTTCTAACCCTTTAGTAGAAGAATCAGAAGTAGAGGCAGCTAGAAAAGAAATAGGTTCTTTAGTATTTGCACAAGAGTATGAAGCCAAATTTATTTCTGAGGGTTCTCAGATGTTCAAACAAGATTGGTTTAAATATTTTCACGAGGGAGTTGGTCAAGTACACGCTGATGGTGAAACTTATGATTTGAATGATTTAACTTTATTTGGTTCTGTTGACCTAGCAACTTCTACAAGAGAATCAGCTGACTACACCGTTATAGGAAGTTTTGGATTACATCAGCCTACTAAAAAGCTTTTTATTTTAGATATGACAATAAAAAGAATGGAAGCTCCAGATATTATTCCAGAAATAAAAAGACACGTTGTTAGAAATAATCTTGAATGGGTAGGTATAGAAAAAGCTGGATTTCAATTAGCATTAGTACAGTTTGCAAGAAGAGAAGGTCTTCCAGTAGTAGAGTTAAAAGCTGATAGGGATAAACGCCAGAGAGCACTTCCTTTATCTGCTAAGATGGAAGCAGGATTAGTTTATCTTCCGAAGAACGAAGAGTACTCTTGGGTTGCTGACGTGGAACGTGAATTACTTACGTTCCCAGTTGGAGCACACGATGATATCGTAGACTGTGTTTCTTATGCAGTTATACAAGAGCGACGTCAAAGGAAGTGGGAAGCATATTAATGGCTGAAGAAGAAAAGAAAAGTTTTTACAGAAGAGCGGTTGACTACTTGCAAGCACCGCCAGAGAGACAACTTAAAGGTTTAACATATAACCAAAGTACAAACAGTGCTTTGGATTCTGCTGTATTTGGATACAATACATCATCTGGTGCTTTCCCATCAAAACTACTCGAAGATATTGGTGAGGGAACTGGTAACTCTGCTGTTGTTGCTTGTATTAATGTTTTAGCTACTTCTTTTGCGGAACCTCCTCTTAAAATTTTTACCAAAAAAATAGATGGAGATGAAGAACAAATATCTCATCCAGTAGAATTGTTAATGAACAGGCCTAATCCTTTCACATCTGGTTCTTTACTTTCCCATTACATTGTTACAGCTATTAATGCTAGTGGTGATGCTTATATGCTTAAAATAAGAAACTCCTCTGGAAGAGTTATACAACTAATCCCAATGATGCCAGATAGAGTTGTTCCTAGGGGAAACGAAGATGAACTAATTACTCATTATGAGTATTACGGTGCAGCAAACACAATGGGCGAGTTTGTTGTAATCAAAAAAGAAGATTTAGTGCATATCCGACAAGGAATAGACCCAAATAATCATAGAAGAGGATTTGCTCCCCTTAAATCTGTGTTAAGAGAACTAGTTGGTGATGAAGCCGCTGGACAATATGCAACAGCATTACTTCACAATATGGCTGTACCTGGCGTTATTTTAAGTCCAAAAGACGATGCAACTGGTGGACCATCAAGAGAAGAAGCTGAAGCTATCGCCAAGATGTATAAATCTAAATTCGGCGGTGCTAATAGAGGTGCTCCAATGGTTCTTACTGGTCCAATGGATGTAAAACCAGTTTCATTCTCTCCAGACCAAATGGACTTAAAAGAATTAAGAAGACTTCCAGAAGAAAGAGTTTCTGCAGTTTTAGGTGTTCCAGCAATTCTCGCTGGTCTTGGAGCTGGTTTGGACGCAGCTACCTACAACAATACAAAGGAACTTAGAGAATTTTTTACAGAGCAAAAACTAATTCCAATGTGGAAGACAGTAGCTAATGAGTTAACTCATCAATTACTTCTTTCAGACTTTACTAATGATTTAAACACTTATTGTGCTTATGACTTAGATAAAGTTAGAGCTTTAGCTCAAGATAAAAACGATACCTTTAAGAGAATGAATATGGGTGTAGCTGGTGGATGGGTAACTATATCAGAAGCTAGAAAAGCTGCTCATCTTGAAACAGATGAAACACACGATGTTTACTTAAGACCACTAAATATGGTTGCTGTACCAATAGAACAAGGTAATCAACCATATCAAATTACACAAGAACAAGCTAACGCAGTTCAAGAAGCGGGAATAAATCTTGAAGAAATGGGATTGAAAGCAACTCTTAGTACAGTATCTATGCCAGTTGAATCAGTCCGACAAGATGGAGTTCAAATGGTTGAAGAACCGCGTAATGAAGAAAAATATATTGCTCAAATGCCTAATGGTGCTTACTGTGTTATAGGTCACGAAGATGGAAAAATAATCGAATGTTTTAAAACTGAAGCAGAGGCCGAAGCTTTCTTAGAAGATATGAAAAAATCTTTTAAAGCTCCAGCTATTTCTGCCAAAGTCAAAAAGACACTTCAGAAAAAAGTAACAGACCATAATTCTAAAAATCCTAAGTATAGAGCTACTTATGGAATGTTAGCTGCTGTTTTTAGAAGAGGTGTTGGAGCTTACAGAACTAATCCAGCATCAGTTAGAGGTAATGTAACAGGTGCAACACAATGGGGAATAGCAAGAGTTAACGCTTTTATAAAAGGCCTAAAAGGTAGTTTCCCTAGAAAACCATTTGATAGAGACTTACTTCCTAGCGGACATCCTTTGTCTTCTAAGAAAGAAGCAGAGAATGTTATTGACGAATTAAAAGTATCAACTGAAGAAGCAGAAACTTTACTTTATGCAGAAAGAATGAAAAATGAAACTGCAGAAAAAGCTAAAATTTCTGAACTTAAAGTTGGAGATACTGTTAGTTGGTCAATAAATAAAGACCCAGACCCACCATCAACAGTTCACGGAGTTATCAAATCTTTGAATGAAAGAGATGATAAAGCAACAATGCAAGTTTGGGCAATAATGGACGATGGTTCTCATTTAAAAACAGATAGAAATGTAACAATGGAAGTTTCTAAATTAAAGAAAATTAAAGATTGGCGTAAAGAAGCAAAAGCAAAAGATGATATTACTAACTTTCCTAAGAGTGGAGATAATCAAAAAATATCTTTAGCTAATTCACAATACAAACAATTTCCAGATTTCAAGTATGTTAAAGACTTGAAAGAAAACTATCCGACTATTTGGCGTAGAGCTGGTACTGGTGGTAATCCACCAACTGCTTTCACTGGTAATGATGCATTCAATAAATGGTCTGCATACAAAAAAGGTGATAGAAGTCCTAGCGTTCTTTCTTGGGTTAAAAGAAGAGAAAGATTTATGAATCGTCATAAAGGCAACAATAGATTGAATGGTGCTATTGCTGTTATGAAGTGGGGTGGAGTAACTACTGGTGGAGTTAGCGAAATGAAAAAACTTGTTAACGAGCAGAAGAGAAAAGTTGATGCTAGAAAGAAAAAAGCTAAGATTTTGTTA